CGTCATAACTAGAAAAATCTTGGTTAAGACGTACGTAATCTTCTAGTGTACCACCAGTTTCTTCCATAAAATCTACAACTTTTTGTAAATTTTCAGGTATTGCTTGTCCAGTTTCTTGAGCTTCTTCTATAGCTTCAGCTACTTCTTCTGCTAGCTCTTCTGTTTGCTCTTGAACTTCTTCTTCGGTAACTTCTTCTAAAGCTGGTTGTTCTTCTTGTGTTTCAGCTTCCGGTTGTACTTCTTCTTGTTTTTCTGTGGCGTCGGCATCTTCAACGAGCTCAACCACTCCGCTGTCGTCAGCGTTATCTTCTTTAACTTCTTCTGTAGCTTCATCTTCTTTTGGTGTTGGTGGTTTACTTAAATCTACTTTGATGACGTTGTCATCTTCTTTTGTTTCTTTTTTACTAAGATCAACTTTTATAACGTTGTCTTCAGTAGCCTTTTCGACTACTTCTTCTTTTTTCTTTTTTGCCATAATATAATATAATAATAATTAATAATTGTTATCTAGGATCAAAGCTACCTAAATCAAATCCGCCTCCTAATATATCATTACCTGCAGACTCAAAGTTTTTAGGTGGTTTTGCGCTTTTTCTTTGATCTATAAGCTCACTTTGTTGTGTAGCTTGTATTCTAGTTCTTTCGTCTTTACGATCTTCTTTTTCTTTTTCTTTATTTTTAACACTTTCGTTTTCCATCTGCCTTAGCTGCATGTTGTAATTAAACTCAACTTCCATTAATTGTTTTTTAATTTCAGCTTCTTGTAATAATTTTTGACTGTCTAGCTGTGCTTTTAAACTTTCTAATTGTCCTTGAGCTGAAGATTTAGCTTGCTCTTTTTGAACTTCAAGCTGTGCAGATGCTTGCTGTGTTTGCATGTTAGCTTGTGCTTGTGCTTGTATGTTTTGTTGTGCAATTAGCTGGTCTTTATCTTGCTTTTTCTTTCTACGTATTTTCAACAGTTGGTTTGCAAGCTTAACGCTTTTTATTTCTCTTAAATCAATAGCATCTTCTAAATCTATAGTTTGTTGTGCTAAAGCTACTTGTATATTGTTTTCAAGTAAAGCTTTTTCTTCTTCATCAGGCGTTAACTCTATAAATATACCAAAATCATACAAGTACAGACTAGACATTTCTTCAAGAGTAGCAACGTTATGAGCGCCTATAGCTTGTATAAAAGCATCTTTTGTTGGTGAGTATTCTATAATATCAGATATTCTAAGTGATAAACACTCTGCAACTTCTTGAGTTAAATACAAACCAGACTGTAATATGTGTCTTGTCGCAGTATTAGAATTTGCCGCAGCTAACTTCTGCACACCAACCAATGCGTTTTTATCAGGCGTACTACCATCTCTAGCCTCATTTAACCCAGTTACATCTCTTATCATTTGTAGGTAATAGTTGTAATTACCTATCAACGCTTGCATCTTACTACCACCGCTACCACTTGTTATTTCTTGAATAGGTACTTTACCTGGGTTCATATCACCTTCACTTGTAAAAGACCTACCAATAACGCTACCTGTTTGGAAAAACATGTTTAAAGCTTCTTGTGGATTATAATTTGTACCATTACCTAAATCTATTTCAGCAAGACCATCAGCATCTAAATAAACACCATCTGGTACCATACGTGATAATACTTGTTGTAGCTTTAAGTGCGTAAGCTGTATCATGTCAGCAAAACCTGTAATACGCTGCACTAAAGACTCTATACGTCCTTTATACATACGCGGTGCTACGATAGCGTAATTCATTTTTACTTTAGTAAAATCACTTTTTGGCCTCATCATGTTTTTAGCCATTTCCCATTTAAGCAACTTATCTGTACCTAAAATAATAGCACCATCATATAAGCACTCTATTGATCTATGTAGTTTACCAAAGTTATCAGAATCTTCTGGTGGATTAAACGTATCATCTTTAGGTAATATTTTATCTGCACCAGTACCAGTTTCTTTTACTTTATAAACCTCGTTCATATATGTTTTATAATTAAAATATAAAACTTGAACTTTATTTGTGTCTTCTTCGTTATAATTATACCCTTGATTATAATTTGTTTTATTATAATTTTTGTTTTTAACTATATCTTCTAAATCTTCTTGTGTTAAATGCGGAAACTGTTTTGCTAGCTCGTTAATAGGTATATTTTTAACTTCACCCACGTAATATATATCGTCAAAGTAAGGTGATTCTGTATATGAGTAAACTAAATCAGCCGGATCAACATATTCAACTGTTACACCTTCAGAGGTATTAAAACTTGTTTTTACAGCGCCTATACCTAAAACTGTAAGATCGTAATAAAATTGTTTTTTAGTAAGCTCGTATTTATTTCCTTCTAACAATACGTTTATAGCTTGCTCTTCTGCTATTTCTACAGCCTGCTTGTAGTTTAACTTCATGTGAAGTTCTAGTTCTTCTTGAGTTTGAGGTAGAGATTCTACGTCGCTTTTAAATAAGTCTAAACCTGTCGCTTGCATTACTTCAGATTTAAAATCTTCAGTTCTCATGTCTTCTAGTATATCATTCATATACTTAGTTCTTTGAGCTACACCATTAGGATCTTGAGAATAAGCTTTTACGTCATAAGTTCTTTCGGCAATACCGTTTACAACTATATCCACAAATTTAGGTATAATAGGTACTGGTTTCCAGTCTAAATTTAAATAAGACAAATCACCGTTTATAGATAATTCATCTTTATACTTTTGTATTGATTGTTCTCCTCTAGCATACAACCTAAGATTATGAAAATTGTTATGGTTAGTTCTATATCTATTACTACCTCTGTCAGTATAAAACCACTCAGCCTCAATAGCCTTAGCTACTTTCAAACCATAATCATAGCTTATTTTTTCCACATCACTCACAACTTGAGAAGGAAAATAACTTTTTACAATCATATTTATTTTTTAATTAATTTAGACATATTACCTTGATTAGAATATTTAGCAATATTTATATTTAGTTTTGGTTTTTCTATTGTAGCATTTGGTCTATATAAATGCCTATTACAAGCCATTATAGCAAGACCAGAGCTTATAGAAGCATCATGTTTTGTTCTTTTGTTTATATCAAATTTAGCCCAGTCATTTAATAGTTCGTTAAAATAACAATTACTAAATTGACCTTCAGCATTCATACCTACGTGGCTTTGTATATACATTTCAATAGCCGCGGCATGAGCTTGTTTTATATCTTCACTTGAGTTTGGTATACCACCTATTTCTTTTTCTGCAGTTGACAGTTTGTTCCAAACTTTGTCAGGCCTGTTCATGCTAAAACCTCTGTACCCACGTCTTCGTAAATAATACAATAGACGAGGTTTATTGTTCTCTGCAAGTAAAGGCATGCCGTAAAATACTAATGCCATTAGAACGTCTTCAAAGAACATCTCTGCGGTCTGAGGTCTAGCTATATATTCTAAAAAAAACGTATTAGCTGGCGCGTCTTCCATGCTAAACTTTGTAAGTCCGTGTAAAGCGCCTTTTGAACCTTTACCATCTACTGTTCCTGATATATCGTACGAGTCACAACCAAAAGCGCCCATGTGTTCGTTACCAGGATATTTAATACCGTTTTTAATTACAATTTTGTTTTGTATGTTTGTTGGTGGTACCCAACTTATTTTAAACCTACCCTTTGGATCTGGGTAAAATATAACGCTTGAATCTTTTACTCCGTTAACCCATTGAAAATTACCTGTTGAAATACCTAGTGTTCTTGACATTTCTTCGTTGTAATCTATTTGCTCGTATATCTTTACTAAGTTAAATATACTGTTTTTTGTTTCATCTCTAAACGCGTGCTCTGTAGTTCTTGGAAACTGGCGGTAAAATTCATTTAAAGCGTCTTGATCGTTTCTTAAACCATCAGCTTCGTTTTGCCAGTTATCTATTACACCTACATCTATTAATTCCCCATGTGGATCGTAGACTTCATTATCCGGAGTATTGAAGACTGGGCTTCCGTGCTCATCAATAAATCCTTCGTAGTTCCACTCCATTGGGATAAAAAGAGAATATAAGCCAG